GGGTTATTGGGCTATCTCTATAGATAATAAAAAAAGATTGGCGCATAGACTTGCTTGGCTGTATGTGACCGGCGAGTGGCCTATCGAACACATAGATCATAAAGACGGAAACAAGCAAAATAATTCTTTTGCTAATTTGCGTGCAGTATCGCGATTTGAAAATCTTCAAAATATGCGCGAGCCAACAAAAGCGAATAAATCGAATTTTCTTGGTGTATCGGCGCATCAAGGAAAATGGAGGGCACAGATATGTGTTAATGGCAAACGAATCCGCAAAAGTGGATTTGACACACCTAAAGAGGCGCATGAAATGTATTTGACTTTGAAACGAATTTATCATACTACATGCACCATATAAAACCCTTTAGAATCAATAATTTCCAGCAAAAATCGAATACCGCTGTCTTGTCGCAATAAGAGAGTACGGCATACTCATCACGTCGTCAGGGTTATTGATGCGCTTCAGGTCGCGCTTGCTATACATGGCGATGCGCTGCACCTGCGCGGACGGCTCAATGCCGAACTCCGGCGCGAGTTCGCAGGCTAGATTGTAGCGGAACGCACGAAGATAACCGGGCGGGAAAGTCAGCGCTGTCGCCAAATTCGCCGGGTTAGATAACTTCTCAACCGACACAAAATGCCATTCCAGAAGCCGCAGCGGCACTGGGTAAATGACCATTTCAATGTTGGGGTAGGTCATATTGACCCACATGACCTGCGGGTATGTCGACGTGACAGTCTTGACGGCAATACCGTCGTATTGCTGCTGGTTAATTAATTTTATGCCGTAAGACACATTGGTCTGCGGATCACGGAAATAAGTCGCGTCATCTAACAGAACAGGGCGGTCGCCTACAAAATCACCCGTCGGGCCAAGCGAACGACTACGTTCGCCGGCGGGCCAAAGAAACGTCTGATCCTGCGTTGAAAAGACTGACAGGCGTTCCGTGTTCCACGAGTCGATCATCTGGTTCAACGCCGTCAGCGCGTCGTTCGCTGTCTCTGACGAGGGCGTTTCGCCTTCCGCGAGAACGCCCAGAAGTCTCAGGGCTCCGCAGATCTGATCGTAAGCCGTCGTCGTCATTCGGGTCGAACCTTTCCCAGCCGTTCTCTATGTCGGCTTCGGCCTCTAAGTCCATTGTAGCGACTTTAACGCCATGAACCTCATGGCGCAAATAAATAACAGCCATTTTTCACCTATGGTAAGGGCCAGGCGGGCCGTAGCCCGCCCGTAGGATTAGATTAGGTCGGGGCCTGCCACTTGGAGCCGTCCGAGATAAAGTTCTTACCCGTACCAGTCGCATTGGTCGTCGTGGCGATAGAGCCTTTAGGGGCGCTCGTCGTCGTGGAGTTGGCGGTAATCGCGCCGGTCAGGAAATACAGACCAGCCGTCGCGTTAGCGACAACCGCATCCGTAGTCGCCGTCGACGTGAACGTGCCAGAAACAGTCGCCGTCGTCAGAGCCGCACCAGAGATGGTGCCGCCGCTGATGGCCGCGCCCGTAATGGTCGTGCCAGCAACGAGTTCCGGGTCAGAGTAGGCAACGCCAACCGATTTGCTATTAGGCATGGTTGTCGCTCCTATCAGCTAACCGCAGCGTACTGCCACTTGGTGCCGTCCGAGTAGAAGATCTTGCCGACGCCCGTAGCGTTCGTCGTCAGACCAATCGAACCTTTGACCGCAGCGGTCGTGGTCGAGTTGGCCGTGATCGCCGTGTCGACAAAATAGATACCCGCGCCGTTCGGAAACAGGATGGTCGTGCCGCCGACAAGTTTGGCTGCAGCCGTGTTACCGTCCGTGAACAGGTAGCTGGCCGAACCGTTCGGAATCGCGCCATTCGGGCCGTACGAGTCGAGCGGGTAAGAGGCATTCGAGGTAGAAGTCGTCATAAGAATTTCTCCTTAGTTGAAGAAGATGGGGCCGGAGCCCCATCCAATTAACCCCACAGACGGACAGCCATCTGCGGACGGATGACCGAATAGCCATACAGCACGTCAATACGGCACGGCAGGCGGTCGTTATTGATGTCGTACTGGCGCACGACGCGCAGGCTGATACCATTGTGAACCTGACGCGAAGCCATGTCGACGCCCTGCGGCATAAGCAAGTCGGCGGTGGCGAACGTGATGGCGTCACGATGATAGATCAGGTTCTGCGGATACTGCGTCGAAGCAGCGCCAAGGAACGTGACACCCGCCGAAGCGACCGGCAGAGCGTCGACCGTGGCGAGAGCCTGCGAAGCCGAATACATCGCCGGGACAGTGACCGTAGCGGTGGTCGACGCGGTAACGTCAGCCAGAGCAACGAACTGATACAGCGAGCCGGTCGACTCACGGGTCTGCGGATTGACGGCGTAAACGCCAGCAATCGTGAACACGTCGCCAGCCTTGATCGTCGTGGAGCCAAGACCCGTCAGCACGATGCTGGTCGAACCTTCGGTCGTGACCGAGGTGCTGACCGTCACGGTGCCAGCGCGCGAGCCGGTCGTGAACTGCTTGATCGACTGCGACATATTCAGCTCGTCATAGCCGAGAATGCCTTCACCGAACATGCCGTTCTTGAACTGCTTGCTGATGGCCGAAACCGGGTTGAACAGGCCCTTCATGCCTTCGATCAGCGCGGCGTTCGCAGCCGGGTTGACCGTCGCATAACGCGGGGCCATGACAGCGGCGTTCTCGTTGAGCTTCTGCTGCGCCTGCAACAGAACCAGCGAGGTCGCCGGGGTCGTGCCGGGCGTGCCGACCGAGTTGCCGATGTATTTGAACGAGTTCGCAACGTCGGCGTCGATGGAGGACGCGAGCTGCGAAATACGCGGCTTCAGCACACGTTCCGCAAAGTCGTCCAACTGCATCGTCAGTTCGGCGGTCGTGAAGTTCACGCCGATGTGCTTCTGCGACGAAACGGTCAGGGTCGTGTACTGTTCGTTGTCGTCCTGCACCTGAAGCGCAGCGCCGTCCGTGACCAGAGCGCGGTCAGGCAGGCGGATACGCAGGGTCGAGCCGATCTTAGCGCCTTCGACGGCAAAGCTGTCATCATACTGGCGGTTAACGGTGCGCGTCAGGACAAGATTATTCTCAAGGATCTCAAGAGCCTTGCGAGTAATCATGTCAATCGTAAGAATTGAGTTAGACATTCCTTATCTCCGATTCTGCGCTTCCCACTTCTTGATCTGACGCTGACGTTCCGCTTCAATCCATTCCGACGTTGACATTGACTTAGTGGCCCGAGGGTCAGTCGTGTCGTATCGGGGTCCAGAATTTGACCGGGTAGCCGTGACAGGAGCAAGAGGTGCGGGCGCGGTTGAGGTTTTCTTAACCGGCGGATTCGAAGTCAGATTGACCTCGATTTTTCCGATCTCTTTTGCCTGCAAGACTGGCGACAGACGGGAGATCCGGCTGGCTTCTTTTGGATTGGAGCCGAGGTAATAGATTACTTCGGGGCCAATATCGGAAGCCTGAATAGCCTGGGCCATAACGTCCGTGACAGGAAGGTTGGGGTTATACGCGACTTGTTCAAAGTCCTCGTATCGGTCCCTAGCTTCTTCTTCACGGTCCTTATAGGACTCCAAAAGAGCCGCTTGCTGGGCTGCGGCCTCGCGCTGGGCTAGAAGTTCCCGAGCCTTTTGCTCCGCTAACGCTTCCGCGTATTGCTGGGCAGACTCGAAATCATCCGGCGCAGGTGGAGGTGCGGCGGGCTGTTGTCTAGCCTGCTGCTCCGCAAGCCGTTGGGCCTGCTCTCTTTCCCATTTGCGCTGTTCTCTTGCAAGGCGCTTGCTTACAATCGCGTCTAGCTCTTCTTGAGAGAACGCTTTTGCAGGCTGCTGTTCCTCCGGCGTCGTCTCAACAGATTCCGGTGCTGCCGTGGCTTCCGGTTCCGGCGCGGGGCTGATCTCCGCTACAGCCTGTTCTTCGTCGCTCAAGGCGATACTCCTTTACCTAGCTATCCGGCTAGTCGGTTCGTCTACATTACCCTCAGACCGGGGTAGGGTCAACAGCGACTGGGGCGTCAGGGCTTGTCGGCCATTGAACGCTAGTCACTGAAGCTATGAACGCGTCGATGTCAGTCGTCGCTTCAAGATCGGTAATCGCAAGCTGCGTGGTCGTGCGGACAGCCTCACGATATGACGACCAATCAGCCGGGATTTCCGTGCCGATTTCAGTCTTGCGCGTGACAAGCCAATCGGAAGGATCAAGCAGCGTCCAAGCCGTCTGGCGGAATTGCGAAGCCCATGACGTTTTCAGGCCAGCCAAATCTTTCGGGATCGCAGTCCATGTGCCATCCGGGTTCTGGCTTACGAAGAAAAATCTGTCATCTGGACGCGGATAATCCGGTATCTCCGTAATGCCGATTGCAGCGCGTTCTTCCGGCGTGGCGAGACGCAGCCAGTTGGCAGGAAACGAAGTTCCATCGTGTTCAAATGGGGTGTCGAGAGGAAGGTTTTTGCCGTCTAAGACAAATGACATTGTTTGCTCCTATCGGGCC